GCCGCATTGCTCAGGATGTCGTATTTCTGGAAGCGGTCATCCGTGGGACGACGCAGTAACCCACATTCCGCAAGGCGCGTGATGTTGAGGGGGATCACGTCAACAGGAATTGATGCGTTCTTTAGCAGGCTTTCCTTTGCCACCCGGTAGGCTTCCGGCTCCCGGTGGTCATAGCCAAGATAGACCTTGAGAATCACGCTGCCTCCTTCCGAACAATCCCGAGCCGCTCTGCGTAGCCCTGCATCAACCCCCGCGACCCGCCCTTGAAGTGCAGCAAGCGAATCCCCGTTAGGTTGTCGTCCGGTCCCTGTGGGGTGTAGTTGTAGAGGTCGCAGGGAATCTTGTGGACAGTAAGCGGGTTGCCGTGCTGAGTGAGCATCCAAGGGATATGGCGCTTTTCCGTAGCGCAGCCATGCTCAGGCGCAGGGCCAGCCAGTTCAGCCAGTGCAAGCTGGTTGCCGTACCACATTTGATGGCGCTGGTGCATGACACGGATACGCTCACGCATCCAGATAAACGCCTCTGCCGTGCGCTGGCTGAAATTCGCGACCATGACGCCGTAGTTGTAGGGCATCTGCTGCGCAATTCCCTCTACCTTGTCACCGTCCTCATCCAGTCCAACGTGATCGCGCCACGTAACGGTTAGATCGCCGTCATGGGGAAGCTGTCCGATAAGCAGCGTGTCCGAGTCAATGAACACAATGGGGCTTTCAGGGTTGGCCGTGAACAGCGCCGCGACCTGCGCCTCAAGGTTTGCCAGCATGATCGGCATACCCGAAGGGATGTGGAATACAGCGCCGTCTAGCTTCCACTGTGGGGCAGGTTCGTCTGTCCAGATGTGTACCTGCGCCTTCTTGTCTACCTTCCTGACACTGGCAATAGACAGTTTCGCGAGGTCTGCGTGCTTTTGCCCCCTGACGAAATAGCAGTAAGTGGTCATGCCTTTGCTCCGTAGACTTCAGGGACCAAGGGGATGTCTACCCAAGTGTGATCCTGGCTTTCATTCAGCCTCACATAGACCTGCTGGATATACCGGCCCTTACGGTCTACATAGCGCTTGCCGATCTGCAGGGACAAGGCGATGGCTTCGGCTGGGTCTTTCTTCTTGATCGACAGGGTGGGTCTGCTCATGGCTTCACTACGAACCAGACAGAATCCGGTCCTACTCCTACTTGCATCAGGTTGAAGGCTTCAGCAACAGCACGCTCTACACCTGGCCAGCGATGGTTGAAGTCGTGACCGGACAGGATTCCGCCGCTGCGGACTAGAGGCCACCAAGCCTCAATATCCTCTTTGACATGCTCGTAATCGTGTAGGGCATCGATAAACACAATATCGAAGGTCTTTGGGCAACCCTCTGCGTACTGCATCCCCGTCATGCGCTCCATCGTGCAACGGTCCTTGTTGTCACCAACATTGGCCCAGAACTCAGCCTCAATCTTGCTGAAGTCCCATTCCTTGTAGGTCTCTTTGGTCGGGTCGTGCGTCGCGTCCTGCGTAATCCACGGATCACTCGCAATCACGGTGGACTCGGGTACGTCCTTCAGGATGAAGCCCGTAGTCCTGCCCTCCTTGCAGCCCACTTCTACAAAGCTCTTGTAGCCTTGTTCGTTCATCAGGCTCGCTAAAAAGTCCCACCGTCTAGGGCTGTCGATCAACCCGCTATGGCCGGTCATGTTCATTTAAGCCCCCTAATGTCCTCAATGACCTTCAGCAGCACGGAATCCCAATTGTCATCACCCCGATACAGCTTCACATTAGGGTCTGGATAGAAATACCATCGCTCGTCATTCCACACTGGCGCATATCGCCACGCGCAGCGCTTCGGGGTCATCACGCGAGTAGGGACGCCCATTGCTGCCGACAGGTGGGCCGCAGACTGGCAGACGGTCACGGTCATGTCGCAGGCTGCGATCAATGCCGCTGTGTGGTGGTAATCCCAGTGTTGGACTATTGAGGGGAACCAACGGTAGCGGTCTGCCCCGTACTTCTCGCTCACGTATTCCGTAAATCCCATCATGTCGTCGTAGTCGATGGAGACGAACAGGCAATCCGTGCTTTCAAAGAGCTTGTCCGCGTCGGGGATACGGAACGTCCTATAGGTGCGAGCGGTCTGCATCACGCCGCCACGAGTCGCCAGCGCCACAATGGGCCTGCCGTTTGCGATGACCTCCAATTGGGCGCGATAGGAGGCGACTTCTTCAGGGTCCGGCTTGTACTGGTTGCCCCACCGCTTGTGAGCCTCTAGGAAGCTCTCAGGCGTCCTGCGGTAACGTGCGGCGAGGTCGAGCAACGGGCACTTGTAGTCTGCTTTGATGCCGTCAGAGATAGGCCAGCCGATATGCTCGTCTTTGCGGGTTGGATACAGCCGCAGTTCAGGGAATGCCGTCCTGTGTAACCACTCAAGGCGGGGGTGACACTCGAAAATCACTTCATCGAATTCTGCCATTGCATCGCGGATACAGGTCGCGGCCATGATCTCGTCGCCAATGCCTTGCTCGCCAAAAACTACTAGCGTTTTCCCCTTACCAATATGATGCGGCTGCAATACTTCAGGCTCTGCCACGTCTCCATAGCCGAAGGTCCTCATCATTCGTTCTTGGCCTAGCCCCCTGCGGTAAAGGTCAAATCCTTCAGCAAAGCGCCCCGCCTCAAGGTACAGAAGCGAAAGGTTCCACGTGGCACCACGCTCGGGATTCTCCCCGCCCAATTCGACAGCGCGCTCAAGGTAGGGAATGCCCAATTCAGGACAACCCTCGTTAACGTACATGGAGCCGAGGTTGACTAGTGCGGGCTGATAGTCGGGATTACGTTCCAGCGCCGCCTTAAGGACCTGTAGGCCCTTCTCATGCTGGTTGAGCTTGCGGTATGCGGCCCCGAGGTTCGCGAGAACCAGCGCGTTCTGGTCGAGCGCAACGCATTTCTCAAACGCCACAGCAGCGGGTGCCGCCCTGCCTGTCTGAAACAGCAGGTTGCCCGCGTAGAACCACAACTGAGGGAGGTCTGAGAACTGATCCAGCGCAGGCCATAGCATGGTCTCTACGCGCTTGAAGTCGTTGGCCTTGAAAGCCTTGTCGATCTCTGCGCAAACCTGCGCAATGCCCACTTCTTGCATACTTGCTCCAGTGAAAACCCCTCCCGGCCCCGGCCAGGAGGGGCTGATTACTTAAGGCGTCTGACCGGGCAGCTTGTAGTACACCACCAAGTCACCGACGTGGCCGATGGAGCAACCCGCCGTTGCCACCATCGTCACGTAGTCAAACAACACCCGCGCATCGTCGGTCAGGCTGATCTGCTTCGACGTACCCAGGATTCGGCTGCAACGAACTGCAATCGAATAGGTCGCCGAGGCAAGGAACAGCTCCTGCGATGCGCTGGTGCCGAACTTCGCCACGAACGTGCCGGGAGTTGCCGCGCCGGGATAGAACACCGCATCAAGCGGGATCGCGCCCTGCGGCAGCTTGCCGATACGGTGAACGTCGCCAGACGACCAAGAGGCAGACAGGCTGATCTTGCAAACAGCCACGTTCTGACCGACATGGACCGCTTCCGGCTGTGCGCCAGCGGCCCCCAATCCAACATCTACGGTTGCCATGTTGTGTTACTCCTTAAGTAGAGGCCGTGGCCCAAGTGGGCACAACAACGGTTCCGTAGTCCGAGCCGTCAAAGCGCGTCTTGACCATGCCCGCCTGTGCGCCTGCTGCCACACCAAGCTGGTTGTCGTAATCGAACAGCTCTTCCTTCCACGAGAAGGTGTTCTTGCCGTACCCGCGACCGAATGCAATCGAAGCCGCCTGCGCACCGCACAGAACCGCACGCTTGACGCTGCTGTTGTTCGGGCTGGTGGGAATGCGGACCGACTCATGCAGCACAACGTTGTTGTAGACGCCCAGAGCGCCGGTGAAGATCGGGTTGTCATCGATCTGACCACCGCTAATCGCCGCCTTCTGGATGTCCGCCCACTGGCCCGTCGCCGTGTTGGTGCGGAGGCTCGTCACCTGATACGGATGCAGGAACATCGCATAGTAGGACTTGCCACCGATCTTGATGGGACGCAGCGCGTTCTTGGCAAGCTTCGCCTTCTCAATCGCGGTATCGATGAACGTGAGGTTCATCTTGGCGACCGTGGTGTTGGACAGCGAGCCTTCACCGCCCGCCAGCGTCGCACCCAGCACGCCCGAGTTGCCGAAGGTGACGTGATCGAGGTCCGGGGCGTTAACGGTGTTAAAGCCGTTGTAACGGCCATCCGCCTGCGCGGTGTTGCCCGTGAGCTGCGTGAAGAACCACGTATCAATGCGGTCAGCCCACCAGTCAGCAAGCCCGTCCATCGCTTCAGAGCGGATCGAAAAGGGCACGCGCTGCTCGCTCATCTTGCCACGGCTGCGGACAGCGTGACGGAGCTGGTCAATCAGCACGTCCTGGTAGAACGTCTCAAGGCTCTCTTCATTGCCCTCAAGCGTCGCATCGCCTTGGATGCCGTCGCCACGGAGCTGCGAGCGGATGCCGACGCGGATACGGTCGCCGCCGTCCGAAGTCGTCAGGTCCGTCTTGATCGTGACAAGCGAGTCCTTACCCTTGCCCATGAACTGAAGGGCATAGGTCTTTTTCAGGGCTTCCGACATCAGGTCGGACGACCACTTCTTTACTGCTAAGGGGTGATTTACCCCGTATTCTGTTGCTGCCATGTTGGCTACATCCTCAAGATAGCGTTACGCACACGCACACCCCGGCAGGTGGACTTGTTTGCTTCGTTGTGGAACGTCGAAGCTACGCAACACTCTTTGAGGTAGAGCGCACCGTCTTGCGACAGCGACCTTGCAGTTGTAGCCCGGATGCAGCCGGGAAACGCCCTGCTTACGGTGAGGGCGCAACCTTGAGTTACATTTTACCGCACAAGTTCAAACGAACAAAATCAAGCCCTGCGCTTGAACACTTCAGCGAATGCCCGTGTGAACTCGTCAGGCTGATCTGCGTCAGGCGCGTCCCCGCCGCCACTGGTGCCAAGCGTCTTGTCAGGTGATAGCTGGGGCGTCTTAGGAACTTCAGGCAGCACAGGGGCCGCTGCTTTCTTCTGGTATCCCCGCGCAGCCGCCAGTTTGTAGGCGTATTCGTGCGGGTTGCGACCCTGGCGCATGAGCTGGTTTGCAAGCCCAAGCTCTTCATTCCTGATCTGCTGCGCAAGCTGGTCGTCCGTGATGTCAGGCACAAGGATGCGCAATTCCATCGCCCGAGCGTTACGGATGTGGTTTAGGGCGTCGTAATAGTCAGGGGTTGACTGCACAAACGTGCCCTCAGTCGCCGCCAGCTCGGTCATAAACCGATTCATCTGGGTTTCTGCCTGTACCTGCTCGGCAGTCTTGCCTACCGTCTCGACAGCCTTGCCGGTCTCTTCCAGCTTGCTGATAACGTCCTTTACGCGGTGATCGACGTATCCCTTGGGGTCCTGAACAAAGTCAGGCTCAGGCTCGGGAGCCTTGGGCGGATTTTTGAGGGATTCAATCTCGGCCTTGAGCTTTGCGAACTCGGCCTGTACCCGCTCATTCTCTTCCCGCCACTTGCGGCGCTCTTCAAGGTGAGCGGCAAGGGGAACGTGCTGCTTTTCCTGCGGCTCGGGCTTGGTTTCGGGCTTAGGCTCTTCCGCCTTGGGCGCTTCGGCCTTTACTTCGGGTTCTTGGGCCTTCTCAGGCTCTACAACCTCTTCAGTCGGGGCTTCAATGACCTCATCCAGTCCTTCCAATACGTCGCTCATGCTCAAACCTCCGGCCTTACGCTGCTAACAGGGCAATAATCGCCTCTTCCTCTCGCCGCTTTGCCCGTCTGCGGCGGTAGGCTTCAAGTTTCTGTGATGCGTCCGCGATCTCACGGTTAACGCGCTCAATTTCAGCGCCAATCTCGCTTTGCGGAATTGCCACGACATTAAGCGCGGGCGGATTCTCGGGCAGCGAGGGCGTGACAACAGGGGGATCTGGTAGCTTTGGCTCGTCGTACCAGTATTTCGTGCGCCGATTGCGGTACTTGGCGCTCTTGCCGGTGGCTTCGTTCTCTACGAACGGAATGAAGCCTGATGCGCCCAGGATTGCCGTATCGGGCGTTACGGTCGCCTCTACGACGATACCGCCAGCGTCTACCGCAGGGACGTATCCAAGCAGCGCCACGGCCCCGGTGGACGGGGTAATGACGGCCTCTAGCGTGAGGCTTGGGGCATATCCAAGTACCGATATAAACCCTGTCGTCGCGCCTATCTGGTTCTCTGCCAGCGCAGCGGGGCTGTATCCTGCAAATCCAACCGTAGCCGTGCCGGGTAGCAGCGTGGTGAACGTCTGCTGCGTGACTAACAGGCCGTTGACTGTGAGTGTCGCTGTTATCGGGGAGGCTGTTCCCTCCACAACTCCGGTCGTTGCTATCGTTGGCTGATAGCCGATGACCGTGACAAGCCCGGTCGTTGGCGCAGCGGTCGCAAGTCCAGACGTTGCGAACTGCGTCGGATCACGCAGGATGATCGTGCTAGGCGTCGAATCCAGCCCATACAGCGTGATCGTAGTAGTTACTACGGACGCAACAGGCAATGCCCGAAGCACGATCGTTGACGGGGTAACGTCCCCGCCATAGAGCGTGATTATCCGCTGATCGGCCACTAGGTTCCGTCTACGTTCGTTGAGGTCAGGGTGTTTACCGTGGTCCCGGCAATGTCCGGGCTTCCAGGCTTGTAGGCCACTAGGTAGTGCGCAACACCCGGCAGGGTCTCAGTGCCTAGAACATACGTGCCGTCAAGGTTTGACTGCACTTCGCCCACGTAAGCATCGGTAGAGGTCACGAACCCTTGAACCAATGCCCCGGCTACAGGTGATCCAACAGAGTCTTGAACCGTGCCACGGAGAAACCGCTTGCTCTGTGTTCCTTCACCGTCGCAGCTATACGGCTCGAACAGATCCTTCATCGACAGGTCGCCCCAGCTTGCGCCATCGCTGCCAATCGGAGCGCCGCCGCTTACCCGGCAGCCGAATGACCACAGCGAATACCACAGATTCTTGTCCCGCCACGTTTTCGGCGCACGGGCCTGCCAAGACCACCGCGGTTCAGCCCAGCGCTCGTCGAGCGCTGGCTGCAAGGTCCCGGGCTGGGCACTGAAGCCGCCGCCCGTTGCGCCGGCAGTCCCGAACCGAAGCTGGACGCCCATCTACATCGCGTCCGCAAGCTGGTGCCGTGCCGCGAGAAGCAACTTTTCTTCAGGTGTACCGACCAGCGCCGTGTCATACGCGGGGATGATTGCAGCCTCGCCGTGAGTGATCTTTCGGCGCGCATTGGAGTTCAGCAGGGTTTGCCGAGCACTGTCCAGCATCGCGAGCGCGTAGTTCAGGTCTGTGATCGACCCCTCAACAGACATGACTCCGCTGCGGTAACACTTGATCTGCAACGCTGAGACAACCGTGTCTCCGTGCAGATCATCCAAGCTCTGCCGCTTCATTACTCGTCGACCACGCAATGAATATCAACCACGGCACTGTTGGCCGTGATGTTCCACGCCACGATGGCCTGGCCACCAGCGGGCAGCACGATGCCGCGCGGGAAGGTGTAGACCACCGCAGCGCCAATCAGCGCGGCCAGTGAGAATCGACGGAAGAACTGCGTCGGCACAGTCGGGGCCGTGCCAAAGGCGACAGCGCCCTGCGTCAGGCCCGCTGGCCTGCCTTCATCTTCAGCCAGAAAGGCCACGCCGCCCGTCAATGTCGGGGTGTTGGCAGATCGTCCCAGTCCCACCACGCACGCCGTCGCTGCGCCGTTGAAGTAGCCCCACTCCATTAGCGCCGCCTCGTTGGTGGCTGGAGACAAGAAGCCATGCGATGCAGCCGCAATCGTCGTGACCGTGGTTCGCTGCGCCAGTGAATAAATAGCCATTACTCGCCTACCTCTGTCATATCGCCATTATCGTCGCGCTTGACCTTGAACCTCTTGGGCTTGCCAAGCTGGGAGATTGCAGCCGTCATGCCTGAAATTGCAGCCGCAAGGGTCGCGTCAGACTTCTCGCTGCGCTGCGACTCACGATCCGAGCTTTCAGCCTGCTGGCTTGCTGCCTGCTCCTGCTGCTTGCGCTCGTTTGCCAGCCGTTCAGCCTCAATCCGAGCGTCAAAAGCCGCTTGCATCGCTGCAATGCGCTCTGCACTGTCAATCTTCATTTGCTCAATCGTCAGGGCCGTATCGGCGTCCTTGTTGGCCTTCATCTCGGCAATGCGGGCGTCAAGCGTGGCCTGCATGTTTGCGATTTGTTCCTTCAGCAGCAGTTCTGCCGCCTTGGCCTGAGCCGTCATCTGCGCCTTGATGGCCTCGCCGTTGCCGGGATTGGCCAAGCCAGCCATGATCTCCTGCGCTTTAGCCTGGTTAAGCTGCGCTTGGCTTTCCTTGTCCTTTGCATCGGCAAACTTGCCCTGAAGGTCGGCCATGACTGCGGCCTCTTGGGTCTGCTGCTTCTTGGGGTCTGGCTTAAGCGCCTGCTTCCACTTCTGCGCGAGGTCGGTCGGCAGCGGGGAGTAATCCAGCACTTCAGGCGGGATCTGCATACCAGCCTGCAACAGTTGCGGGATCATTTTCTCAAGCACCATCCACACCCGCTCCTTCATGTTCACGGACGTAGGCGCTTCGTCCACGATCACGTCAAACTTGAATGACAGGGCCTGCTTGATGAGCGGCACGTACTGCTTGCTCTGCTCGCCATTGACCATGACCAGCGTGCCTTCTGGTACGTAGTCGATCACGTAGCGGGCCTGCATCTTGCCCATCGAGCGGTAATAGCGCCGCATTGCGTCAAACGCCCATGCAATGATCGCCATTGCGGACTGCTTGCGCTGCGCCTCGACTACACCAGCCTGTACCCGGTCAGCGAGGCCCATCAACTCGACGTTAAGCCCCGAAGTCTGCGGCAATGCGTTAAGGGTGAACTCCATCAGGCGGTCCAAGCCCTGCGGATACGTGGCAGGCGGCTTCGGGATCACCTTCCCGTCCTGTACCGCGCCCTTCTTCATCCACGTGATCGCGTTGGGGTTGGCCCACTCGCTCTCAGCCTTACGCGCATCCTTGAATGCGTCCTCTTCAGCCATGATGCCGCCCTTGGCATTGCTCATCATGCTGTAGAGGATCGTGCTGAAAAACTTATTCAGCCACTTCTGCGGGTCAATGATCGAGCGCCCAATCCCGAACCACACGTTTTTGTTGCGGTCGCGCTTGCCAGTGATGGCGTGGTAGGTAAAGCCGCCCTGGTAGGGGCTTAGGCCGTACTCACCCACTCGCCCATTGGCGATAAAGGCGCGGTAATAGACCTTCTTCTTGATCTGCTGAAGCTGGAACCGCTGGCCGTTCTGGACTGCCAACTGAAAAAAAGGCTGGTAAGCCTTATATTCCTCTTCAGTCAGTTCTTTCTCACCCAAGGCGGGATGATTGAGCAGGTAGCGCGTCTCACGCTTCCAGAACTGATAGTCCGCAACCGGGCATTTGCCCTTCTTGGGATAGGCAGACGATGACCCCGGACCCTTGTCGTAGTCCTGGGGGGACTCGATAACCTCAATTTCCCCGTCGTCATCGTCCAGACTGACCATTTCGCGGTCGGGCGCGTAGCCCGTATCCTCACCGAACATGGCCTCGTACTCGTCGTGGTCCATGTTCTTGATGCGGATGACGTACCGGGCGTCCTCTAGGTTGCGCTTGCGTGCGCTCGGATCGGGGTACATCTCCATGTTGTCCACGCGCTGACCAGCGGGGACGCCTGACGGCTCTAGATCCTTGTCTAGATAGCCCTCCATCCAGCCTAGGCCGGTCAGGATGCAGTCATAGAACGCATCAGTTTCCTCGTCCTCCTGGTCGCACAGGTCGCGGCCCCACTTGACTGAGCCGGTCAGCAGCTCATTGGCCTGCGCGTCGCCCTGCTCACGGGGATAGAAGCGGATTTCCTGACGGTTGTTGATCTGAAGGCCCTGAACGGCATCAAGGTACTTGCCCGAGACGTTAAACGTCACCATCGGGCGCAGCTCTTCCTTCATGCGCGCTTCATCTTCAGCCTCCCACTGCCGACCTGCTACGAGGTCGTACATCATTTTGGCTTCAATGCGCCATTCGGACCAATGGGATTTGGCGTGCTTGAAACGAGCGTTGAACTCGTCTAGCACTTCCTCCCGCTCGTGGTCGGGAGTCTCGTCTTGTTCTTGCGGTTCCCCGGCCTGTCCCGAATCGGGAAGGGATGACGCCATACCGCGATTATACATCATGCGCCCATCCAAGAGCCTGAGCGTCTTGACTTCCGCGAATAGCGGTCGTCCTTGTGCGGCTCTACCTCAGGCTCGGGGAATTCCAAGCCCTCCATATCGAACACACGCGCAATCACGTCCAAGCCGTCGTCGTGAACAGGCACAGGCCACGGCAAGAACTCCTGCTCGATAAGCTGTAGCACCAGCTCTTCTACCTTCTGTTCGTAGTTGGTGCGGAATATCACTTCAGGAAGCCACAGGTCGCCAGCCGCACAGACGGGAATCAGCCGGTTGATCCGGTCCACCTTGGACAGCTTCCCCGCCACCTCTTCAATGTCGAAGTGGTAAGGCGGATTCTCCATCTTGGTCTGGATGTGCTGTATGTCGCTGTCCTTGCCGTACTGCTCATAGCCGACGCGGTGGGGCTTCCACTTGCGGTGCAGCCTGAACAGCTCTGCCGTGCGCTCTACCAGCGTCAGGCGGTCTCTTAGGAAGTCCAGCAGGTAATACTTGCGATCCTCACCCAGCCCGATGACAGCCATCGTCGTGTAGTCGCTGGTTTTCTTCTTGGCATTGGCCGGGTCGCACAGCAGCACCCGAGTCATGACCCGCCAGTTAATGGCGTTCTGGTCAAAGCGGTGGTCCAGCCATTCGCGCTTAAAGCTCTGCTTGCTGTCTACGGTGGGGTTCTGCAATAGCTGCGCGCTGGCCGTGTATGGCCCCATTTCCCTAACCTTGCGATCTAGCTCTTCAGGCGTCAGGAACACAGGATTGCCCTTGAGCGTGCCGTCGTCAGTTGCCGGGTAGACACGCGGGACCATCGCCCCACGCTCCATAATCATTCGGTAGGTGTCCGCGAAGTGGTATCGCGTACCGGGCATCCTCTTGCGGGGGTTACGGTCCCCAAGGTTGAGCGACAGTTCCCACGCTTCGTTGGTCTTTTGGATCATCTCTGGGGTAGTCACAGACTCCCGAGTCACCACGTCGTCATATAGCAGCACGTTGAAATGCTTGGACGTGGGCTGTCCGTCTACCAGCCCCCACGCCTCTACCGTCGATTCCTTTGGGTTGGACTTGCGCTTGACGACAATCCCCGAATCCTCTGACCAACGAGGGCTGTCCCTGTCTGGCCGGTCATAGATCACGTCGGGGAATAGTTCCTTGAGCTTGGTGTTCTGCTCGAACTCCGCTTTGATCTGCCGCAGGAATGCCTTGGCGATGGGGCGCGTATGGCTGAATATGCCGAACGTAGGCTCTAGTCCGCCCCACTCAGGAAGCGGGTTATCGCCGTGGCTGGCCAAGATGTCCTGAATCGTCTTGGCGAAGGTGATGATCGTGGACTTGTAATGTCCACGGCCCCACAGGTCGATATAGCCGTCAGGGTTCTTCTGGACTTCCCTGCACCGTGCGAATAGCCACGGGTGTTCCACGTCCTTCCGACCCATCAGGTAGCGCAGGAGAAAGTACAGGTCCTTCCTCGCCAGCTCCCTCAATAACGGCGCTCTGTGGTCCGGAGGCAAACTGGCTAACCCATTCATCAATTGCGGGTAATCCGCCAGATTGAGCCGCTGGAAGGATTCCATTAGCTTCCTCTCTGGCAGCTTGCAGCCGTTTCGAGAGTTCTGCGAGGGCGTATATCAGCCGCGTCCCTTCGCTGGTCTGAAGGTCCCCGGATCGCATGTCCCGGTACACGCGAGCGGTTTCCTTCTGGATAGCCCGCTGTGTGTTCAGCTTGTAGCCGTATTGCGAACGGTCTCGGGCTGCTGGCCTGCGTCGCGTCAAAACTTCTGACTCTGCGGCGCTCATGAATTTTGGGGCCACTTATGCAGGGGAGCGGATGGAGCAACCTCCGCTCCTGGCCGGGGTCCCGCATATGACCCAACGCGATTATACCACGACACTTGATTTCACTCTCCATCGTTGCGCCTGACTGTGCTTGTCTTGACGTAGCCCCAGCGGTGCCTGCGGTCGTCTACGATCAGTTCCAATTCTGCCCTTACCTCGATCAGTTCCGCCTTGGTGTATCCCCCGCAGAGGTAGGACATGGCGGCTATCTGCTTCTTGAGCCTTGCTGCAATCGTCTCCTGCCGCTTCCGGTTGTCCTCAATGCGCTTCTTGGTCAGTCGCGCCTTACGTGCCATTTCCCGACTGCCGCAGGTCATGATCTAAAAAAAGGGCCTAGTGATAACGCTAGGCCCGAAAGCCGGTGCAATACCGGCACAGGGGATCATTGGCGACCGTCCATTAACAGGCAAAGGTTAGCGCAGGCGTAGCAGATGAATACGCCAGCCATCCAAGGGCGGTTTATCAGGGTGAAGTAATCCCATGTCGCAATGAGATACAGCCCTGCCGTGATGGAAAGCGCCGCCGCGCTCATAGCATCCAGCTCTTGCCCACGCTGTAGGCGTAAACCGTGCTTCTGCCACGCCTGACCTGTTCCGCTATCTGTGCGCGGTAGGCTTGCAGCTCGTCGTCTGTCATGCCTCCGGGTAGGCGGTATTCGACAGGCTTGGGCGGCTCCTTCGGCGTCTCCACGGCCTTCACAACCGGGACGGAGGGCTTGGTGTACACGCTACCCCTCGCATCGGCATTGGCATGAGCCTTGCTGCAATAGCGGTGCGCCTTGGTCGTGGCCTGGAACGGCTCCTTGCAGTACAGGCAGTCACGGATTCCGTAATTTCTCTCACCCATTCCACACCTGCCCGCTGACGATCCTGCTAACGCTGTGCTGCTTCACGCCGAACATCCGCCCCAGCTCGTGCTGCTTGAGCTTGCCGACAAAATACAAATCCCGAATGGCCTTGGCTGCTAGTGGCGAGGTTGTCCGGTAGCGTGTCTTGGGCCTACGCATCACAGCAGTCCCCACAGCCGCGTTGCGCCCCACGCAACAAACGTCAGGACAGCGCCGTAACAGACACACCACTTGATGGCGCTGAAAATACCCGCAGCATCACCCAAGTCGCCTAAGGTCTCGGGATGGCGGGCGTTGAATTCGCGGATCATGCGTTTAGCCTTCAGTCGGCTGATCGGCGGATGCTCTTGGACTTCGATCATTTCAGTGCCTCCCGTATCCAGTCGATTGCTTGTCCTGATTTGATGTGGGCGGCTGTAACGGCGAGGACTCGCCAGCCTTTGGACGCAGCCAAAGAGAGTTTTTCACAGTCGCGCGTAATACCTGAACCCGTGGAATGCCCGCCCTTAACCCAGATCGCTCCGTGAACCTCACAAGCGACCAGAACAGAGGGCCAAGCAAAGTCAAAGCGAAACTTCCGATCCGGTATCGCAACATATTCACGTTTAGGCTCCGGCAATCCATACGCCTTGATCTGCAAGGCCAGGCTTTCCTCAAGATGGCTGGCGATTCGTCGCGGCATTAAGGATCGTTACTCAGCACTACCCACAGCAGGATTGCTGCTACGCCTAGCGTTATCAGGGCGTGAGTGAGCGTCATGCGACTCTCCAGACCCTGATTCCACCGCCGCCAACCTTCCTGACAGTAAACCGCCATCCCTTTTCGCGCTTCACCTTGCTGGCCGTGGATCGCGTCGAGTCGTGCGACATATCGGAAAGAACGGAATCACCCAATTCCATTTTCCGAAGCGTCGCAATAAGGGATGACTTCTCAGGAATGGGAATGCCCTTTTCAATTTCCACGGTCTACAGCCTCACAGCTCTCGCCCCTGTACAGCCTCACTGCCTGCTGCCGCGTCCATACCTTCACAGGAGGCGGCAGGGAACTACTCACTTCACGCTCCTGAGTGCGTCTTTCAGACTCCGCACGTTGTTGCGTGCGGTTTCCTCGCTTACTTGTGGGGCTTGCCGCCATAGCATTAACTGCGTCCTGTAGCTGGAGGGGGTCTCATGCGGCATTGGATCGCGGAACCCAACCTGCCGAGCGTCTTGTAGGACAGGTGCCCACAGCGGATCGTCATTCCGTCCCTGCTTATAGGTCACGCCGCCGTACAGCTTCCCGTTGCGCACGTAGTTCCTGAATGCCGCCTGCCAGTCACGATAGGCCCAGGATTTAGCCGCCGCGTTGTCCGTAAACCTTTCAAGCGTGTCGTCAACGTCAATAGTCGGGTGTTTTTCAGCCAGCCACGCCAACGTGCTGTCAGTCAGCGCGAATCCTTCAGGAATGAACTTTTCTCCCGGCTTCATGACGCCACCGCGAATAGATCAGTTTGCGAAGCCGCGCCTTTCAGGTTCTCGCACGCCTGCCGGAAGTAGGCTTCCTTCAGTTCCGTGCCGACGAACTTCCTGCCAGCCTTCAACGCCTGATAGCCCTCGCTACCGATTCCCATGAACGGGGACAGAACTACATCGCCATGATTCGACCACAGAACCAATGCCCGTTCGATCAGGTCGAGCTGCAGCGGGCAAAGGTGTTTTTCATCCTTCTCGCTGCGCGCCACTTTGACGTTGAGCACGTTGGTTTGCTGAATATCCATCCAAACTGGGGACGCCCATTCCTGCCACTGTTCGACGGGGAAGTCGGTAGTCTCGTGCGTGATCGGCTCTTGATTCTCTCCCGGCTTGATGAACGTCAGGAGGTAGTCTGGCATCCCTCCGCGAGACTTCGACGAATCAGACCGGAGCTGTTTGTACAGCAATCCGACGTGCTTGGTCCTGGTCATCTCGACGACCGGGCACTTCCAGATCGTCCGCCGGCTGTGGTAGATCCAACCTGCATCCTGATGGATGCGGATGATGTCGCCGCTGAAGTCCTTGACCCCTACGGCACCGTCCTTCCACTTGGTCATCGGCAGATCACTGCAATGCACCGCAGTCAATCGACCCGGCTTAGTTAAGCGGAATTTCTCCTTGACTAGATATGCGTAGTGGGCTGCGAATTCCCCGTCGCTGGAGCTGTTCCCCATGTCTGCGGCGCTATCGGAGTAAACAAACAGCGAGCCGAACGGCGGCGAGTACACAGAGAAGTCGATGCACTCGTCCGGGAATTGAGACAATACAGAAACACAGTCTCCGTGATAGGCAGACCAGCCTTCGCCCTGAACCTGATTTAAGCAGTCAACCATGATGGCACCTTCCCCTTATACGTTGGATTGTATTCGACCTTTCGAGCCGATGACTTGCCGGCATTGCGGATCATCGCGGCCCGCATCGCAATCTTCATGCTGTCGTGATCGTCGGCCTTCCGATCAATCACGCGGGCGATTGAATCCTCGCCTTCAGCCACTACCAGGTGGACGTTCACCGTGCTTTTCTGTCCAAAGCGCCAGAACCGACGCACGGCCTGATACCACGCCTCATAGCTGAAAGAGCGACCGACGAACACCGTATCCGCGCAGTGCTGCCAGTTGAGTCCGTAGCCAGCCACAGATGGCTTAGTGACCATGCACCATGATTCCCCGAGTGCGAACGATTCAAGCGCGGCTTCTTTCTTTTCAGGGGCCATGCTGCCACGGACCTCGACCACGCCGGATTGGCCCTTAAATGCCGCCATGATCGCATCGGCCTCGTAATCGGTATCACACCAGATACACCACGGCTTCAGGCCCCAATCCGTCATGGCAATGTCGACGGCAATCTGTGCCCGGTTGCCAGCCGTTGCCCGCTTGATCTGATGCAGGTTCGTTGCGCTCACGACCTCATCACCGAACAGCCCTCCGGTCATCGTCGGGGCGCTTTCTGCAGCTTTGTGACGAACCACGTTTAGCGGCCCAAGCACAAAACCCGTATCGTCCCCACCCAAGTCTGATGGGATCTGCGCAAGCCTGCACCACGATGCCATCCAGTCCCAGAATTGTTCTACCCCATGCCGCTTGAGTCGCCATTTCTGGCTGGCTTCCTGCGTGTCATTGATGAAGAAGCGGGATAGCATTTCGTTGCTATTCATGACCTCGCAGAACTCGGCATACGGGCCAATTTCCATATGGTCATTCGGGGCCGGGGTTGCCGTGGCTACCATCTTGAATCGCAGTCCGTCAAACGCCTGTATCAGCGACCGAGACTGCTTGCCAGTAAAGCTCTTGAGAATCGACGCCTCATCCAGTGCGACCGCGCCGAACGATTGCGGGTCAATCAGGTGGAGTCGGTCATAGTTCAGGATATTGATGCCGACGCCAGACTCGGACTGATCCCGAATCACGCGGGCCGGATAGCCGAACTTGATTGCCTCACGCTCGATCTGTTTGGCAACGGCCAGTGGTGTCAGGATCAGCGCCCGTCCGTCCGTTTCCTGTCTGGCATGTTCAAGGTATTCAAGCTGAACAAGCGTTTTGCCGAGGCCGGTATCTAGAAACATCCCGCAGGGACCTGCGCGCAAAGCAAAGTCAACGCACGCGGCCTGAAAGCTGAACAGGTGAGACGATAGCGCCGGAATGGATGACAGTCCACGAGCTAGTGCGCGGGGTGCCTTGCTTTCAAGGAAGTGGCTATATGGCTGCGCACTCATGTCCATACCTGCCC